CAATCACAAACTACAGATGCAGCAGTAATTAGCACTGGAGAAATTTTAACTGATGGTACATCAGATACTACAGTTAATTTAGCTAGACATAATAAGGATAGAGTTTTTGCTTTTTTTAAAAATGTAGATACTGATTATGTAGTTACAGTAAAAGCTGACGGAGATATTGTTTCTACTATTAAACCAGGTGAAGCTGTATTTTCACCAATGCATGTAGACGGTGCTGCTGATGGATCAAATAATATTGATCTTGCTGCAACTACAGCTGCACAAAAAGTACAATTTTTATTGTGTGATGGTTTAGATACTGGTATAGCATCTGACGACTAATGAAGTTAGAAGTTTTACGTTTTAGCTCAGAAGCAGATTCAACTAATGGTCTGCTTTTTGAGGTTACAGATATAGGTAGAAAGTTTCTTGCTTATACGTTAGAAGATGAAGCAAGAGCATTAAAAGTGCGTGGTGAAACACGTGTTCCTGCAGGTATATATAAAATTGAATTACGAACAGAAGGTGGTTTTCATGAAAGATATACTAAAAAATATCCTGGTATACATCGTGGTATGTTGCATGTTACCGATGTTCCTAATTTTGAGTATATACTTATTCATACTGGAAACACTGATGAACACACTGCTGGTTGTTTGCTGGTTGCCGATAGTCAAGAGAACAACCAACTACTACCTGATGGATTTATTGGTAAAAGTGTTAATGCGTACAAAAGGGTTTATCCTCGTATTGCAACAGCGATAAGTAATGGTGAAGAAGTATATATAGAATACATAGATCACGATGGCAAAATATGATAAAGGTATAAGAGAAAGTAAATCAAGTGTTCGCAAGACATATACTGATAATCCTACGACTAAAACACAAGTTACAAGCACGCCTTCAAGATCTGCACAAACTGGACAACCACAATCAAGCGGAAGACTTAATCAATTAAGAGCAGAAGTAGAAGGTAAAAGAATACCAAAAAATGCACAAGGTGTTGCTACTTTTCCTAATATACCAACATCAAATACAGATTATGATCGTATAGTTTTTATTGGAGAAGTAGGATCACAATTGAGAGATATGGTATTTTGTAATAGAGATCAAACTAATAGTCTAAATTTTTCAGTATATATATCTACTATTGATATTAGCAGATTATCTAAATCTTCCAAAACTATAACAGAAATAAATACATCAATAAGATCAAGCAATAACACAACTTTTCTAGCTAGTAGATCTTCACTAGCTGCTAGCACTTCAAATACACTTAGCACAGTTATAGGGGGTTTGCTTAGTCCTTTAGTAGGTTCAAATAATACATTTTATATTTATGTTACAAAAACTACATCAGATGGTGAACTTGATGTGACTGTAATTAGATAATGAAAGATCAATTACCCATATGGATAACAGATTGGACTTTTATTGATCCAAAATCAAAAAAAGAATATTATTCAAAACGTATTTTTGCTAAAGGTTGGACAAAAGAAGAGATTATTAACAATCCATTGTTGATAAATCGCGCATTAAAACCTATAAAAGTTAAGAGAATTAAATCTAAATTGTTACCTAAAGATGTCGTGCTAAAATCACAACACGGCTATGGCCCTCACTATGAGGATGAAAAACTATTTAGTAATGGCAAAACACAATCCACAGTTAACAGAAAAAATTAAAAAGTATCTGTTAGCAAACCCTGAAAAACTTAATGCAGATTATGCACAAACTGCTGAACTATTTGGAGTTAATTACGAACAAATAAGAGGTATAGCAAGAAGATTAAGAGATAAAATCGAGAGCCCACATAGTAAAGAAAAAACATTATTTGAAGAAAGTAAAAGCGGTGCTATTATAACATGTGAAGATAGCAAGAGAGTTAAATCATTAGATGATTTATTAAAAGCTTGTAATGTTAATTTAAATATATGGGAAGTAGATAAATATGACATAGGAACTTATGAGGTTACTGGTTTTGATGAAAAAAGAAAACCAATAACTGTTACAATGTTTAGAACAAAAGCATGGCTTAAACGTATAGATCCTACAATGAATATACAAAAGATAAGAGAGGAATTGGTCGAAGACTTAGTTCCTCTTTTTGATTCTGTACCTGCACAAGTAATTAGACCAAGTAGTTTTAAAGATGACGATCAACACCTTTTAGAGATCAATGCGTGCGATTTACACATAGGAAAGATAGGAATAGAAGGAGACGAATATAGTATCGATATTGCTCGTAAAAGAATGTTAGACGCACTTGAACACCTTGTTAAAAGATCTAGTGGTTTTTATATAGATCAAATATTATTTGTTGTAGGAAATGATTTTTTAAACGCTGATGGAGATTGGCCTGTGCCCAGTACAACTAAAGGAACACCACAGTTTAATAGCAATAAACATATGGAGATGTATAGAGCTGGTAGAAAACTATTAGTAGAATGTATAAATATGTTGATTGACGTTGCTTGTGTGCATGTAATGGTAATACCAGGTAATCATGATAGAGAATCTATGATGCACATTGGAGATGCATTAGAAATTTATTTTGAAAAAAATGAAGATGTTACTGTAGATAATTCGATGTCTATGATGAAATCATATCACTATGGAAAATGTTTAATCATTAATGATCATGGAGATGGAGCTAAATTAAACGATCTCCCTGGAATAGTATCGCAAAGATATAGAAGTGTTTGGAGTGAGGTAAGATACGTTGAGGTGCATAGAGGGCATTATCACACTAATAAAGCTTATAAAATGCAAGCTGTTGAAGAGCTCAACGGATTAACAATAAGAAACCTATCCTCCATGACGGCCACAGATGAGTGGCACGACATGAAAGGATTTGTAGGTAATGTAAAAAAAGCCAGTGCATTTATATGGAATAAATACAATGGCGTTCAAGCTAAACTTAATTACAATGTGCCTATAGAGTAGGCCAGACTACAATAATATTTGACATTAGTGATTAAGTAGATTGTAGATAATTAAAATAATCATAGATAAAAAGCCCACATACATAAATAGTCCTTCTATTATAATTCCATATTTACTTCTATTATCTTTCATTTCTGTTTATTTGGGCGTGCAAAGATAATAATTTTTTATCAACCTTTTTAATTTGTTTTACAAGCCAACGCCTGTATCTTAATAGTTTTCCTTTATAGGTCATGATAGTTTATCTTTTACAAAACGAATAAGCTCATTCATTTTTCTTTTATAAAATAAATCAAAATCTACATAAACTGTATTTCCATCAGGCCCCACTTCTTTTGGTTGTGTTTGTTCCCACAGAATATACAATACTGATCGCAATCTTTGTGATGGAGTTTTTGTATCAAATTCTCTATCAACCGTTGCTTCTTCTACAGCATCTATTTGTTGTTGTGATATTGGTTTTGTAGATATTACTACATAACCTGGTTGTTTCAGCATACTATACATATTTCCTACGATTTCTGCTGTTAGTTCTGGTGTGCCAAGACTGACACGTAGAGAGTTATCGGCTAATGTGCGTATATTGTCAATGCCGCCCTCAAAAACGATTGTGTTTTTGCTCATTATTTATAGCTTTTGTTGTCTATTTTAGATTCATACTTTGGATTTCTTTTCAGCTCAACATAATCTACGTATCTATCCTTTACCTCCTGTAATATGTCGGTAAAGTCATCTTCACGATAATCAAATTTGCTGTTTTCAATCCAATGAACAAGAATCTTCAATAGATCAACTGCTTTCTTTTTGTGATCTTTTGGTCTCATTGATTGTACTCTTTTATATTTGGACTTAAGCATTCTGCGCATAATGTCTCTTTGTTTGGTGATTCAAAATGTTCACCACAATCTTGACAAATATACGAAAATTTATAATCAGTTTTTACTAATGTGTTCATTTTCATCATTTTATCAAATTGATCTCTAGGATCACGAGGTATATGATCGTGCCAAAGTTTGCTTAAAAGTTCATCAGCTTCCTGTTTTGTATCAGGTAAGTTGTTAAAAATTTCTTGCTTTGTATCTTCGTCATATGGACAAAGTTCAAGCATCATTTCTATTTTATCTATTTGCCAGTATTCTATTTCTTCCATAATATAATTGCCAAAATCCCCGTGGATACGAGGACTTTGACAACCAACTAAAACTATGAAAACACAAGGACAGAATGTCCAAGAGAAATACAAAGATAATTATTTATTATCTGGTATCTCTTTTTCAAACCATGCAATTTTCAACAGAACTAAATAGCCTATTAAATCATCTATGGTGTCTAAAGTGTTTTCGTTAATACCTCTATTAGCTATACGCATTAGTTTATCATCTATGCGTGCACTAATACTTTCAACAGCGTTACCTTTTGAAAAGATTTTTGCTGGTTGTGTTGCAGAATTTCCGTAAGAATTATTTTTCTGTATTAGCAGATCCGTTATTCTCTGCATCTCCGATTTGATCTGTGCTTTCATCAGATCCTTTCTTGGAATTTTCTTCATCAATTCTTTTCATTCTAGTTAATATTGCTGTTGCATCTGGAATAGACATACAGTAAGAGTATAGAATTTTTTCTTCTGTATTGTGTCTTTTCTTTTCATTATAGATCTTATGAACCCATGTAAGTAATGCAATTTCATGTTGTTTCAAAGCCTCTGTAAGGTTTTGTAATACTAAATAAACATTGTAGTCAACTTTTTGTTGTTTACCATCAATGTTAATCTTTTTTTTAGTTTTAGTTTGTGATTTTGTTTCCATCTTTTAGTTTTTGTTTTAATAGAAATATTTCTTTTCTCAAGTAGTCTATCATTTCATCTTTCGATTTTTCTAAGACTGTTGTTGCCATAACATCTTTAAGATCGTCAGCGTCTATAATGTCGCTTACAAACTCTATAAATGTATTAAATGCTTCTTTATATTCATTATGGTATCTATGCCAGTCAGCATGTTTTTTACCATTGTGTATAATTGTTGATCTATCTTTACCTATCCATTCGCCTATAACGCTTGGATGTAAATTATAGTAATGTGTTAACATATTTGTAACAACTTTTCTAGCCATCACCATATGTGCCCATCTTTTATTAGAATAAAATTCTTTTTTGTTTACTCCAAAAATAATGTTTGCAGATTTGACTATAAATTCGCCATATCTATTTACAAATGCTTGACTGTAATCTTTGTTGTTTTGCAAATATAAATTAAACAATCCTCTGTGTTTCATATTATTTTAATTTCTACGCCTGGATTCTCTTTATTGTATTCATATGGTTCAAAGTAAGGAATCATATATTCACAATTATCATCTTGTATCCATTCATTTTTAACCATAAGGTCTTGTACAGTTTGTGCAGGGTTTATGTAATCGAACTTGTGTTTACTGCCTCTGATAAACTTAAAAGAGATAGTGACAGGAAATTTCTTCCCTGCCACCATTTCTTTGAATAGACACTTATTGTTTTCATAATCTAGTTTAGTATCTTTAATATACTTCATAACGGTTTTAGAATTGATAAGCATTTTACCAGTCCAACGTTTTGAATTTTTACTTGAAGGTACATTTCCAGGTATGAATATCATAGTTATGTAGTTGTACTACAAAACTACAAAATTATTTAAAACGGCAAAGCATCACCTTGTTCATCAAAGCTACCCATAGATTGTGGAGAATTAGCATTTATATACTCTTGTTCTTCTACATCTGAAATAGGTTTGTTGTATTTTGGATCATACTTAATTTTCTTACCATCAGCACTAGACCAACGATAGCGTATTGCTTTTCGTTTTACTGGCTGATCATCTTTCATAGTCATGTACTCTTCAAATGTAAAACAAATGTTTATCCATTTGCCTACAGCTTGTTTCATAGATTCCACATCATTTGAAAAATCTTTTACACCACAGTTTGTTAAAAACTCATGTAATGTATTAGTTTTCCATTCTTTTGATTTAGGTGAATCTGATTCACGCACAGCCCAAAACTTAGCTCTACCATATTCTCCTTGTTCATTTGCAACATCAAACTCAACATATGGAGCTCCATTGTAGTTAGATCTTTGATTTGAATTAGATAGCGACAAGACTTGACATCTGTAAGCACCTTCACTAAAATACTTTTTATTTTCTACAACTCTTGTAGGCTTTACCTGGCAATTAGCCAAGTTAAATGCGATTACATTATCCATAATTATTTAGATTTAAGATTATCATTTAATACATTCAACATATGTTCTGGTATGTCGTAATTAGGCATTTTAGCTTTAACAGCATCGCCTTTTCCTGCTTCAATAGCTTTTAGCATATTGTTAAATTTATCTTCATCGAGCTTTGGTTTAGCTGCTGGTGTAGATTGTTGTTTGACAGCATTAGCTACCTCTTCATATGAAGCAACTGATGTATCCAAACCAATACCAAGATTAGCTAGGGCACGGCCCCAAGCTGATGTTTCACAGTTTTCTACAAAACTTGTTTTGTTTATAAAGGACGAACCTTCTTTTTCATACGCATGCCCTGTGGCGCGTATGTTTCCATTTTCATCAAAGATTGTAGCTTTGATTACACAACGGTCATCTGTAAGTTCTACAACATCTGATGTAAGACACCAGCCATTATAGTTTGATCTAAAGTGTTTCAATCTTTCGTTAACTTCAACGTATTCTTTACCTTTGATGTTAACTGTTTTTAATTTTGTCATTTCTTTCGTGTTTCATATTTGTTAAAAGTTTCGTGCATCTTTTTACCTGCACGTATTGCAAAAACAATTTTTAAGAATTTTCTGAACATAACTGGTCTACCTCTTAGAATAATGGCAAAGCCAATTTCTCTAAAAGTAGATATAAGAATACGTCTTACGAGTTTCTTATCTAGTCCAAGATCATGTGCAATTTCAGAAATAATCTTTCTTAGTTTAGTGTGGTTTGACATATATAAATATACAAAAAATGACTCTAAAAATCTAGAGTATTTTCTTTAAACTTCGTCAATTCACTAATAAAATTTAGTGTAACTACACCGACACCAATGTTACGACCTTTAGCAAAAATGATTTGAGCCTTACCTCTAGTATCATTACCGCTTTCGTCTTGATTAATGCCATAGTATTCAGGTCTGTAAACTAACGCTACAATGTCAGCTGCCTGTTCTATTTCACCTGACTCTCTAAGGTCAGATAATGTTGGCTTACTTTCAGCTCTAAATCCAACACCACGATTAAGTTGCGATAAAGCAACAATAGTGATATTTAATTCTTTCGCCAAGTTTTTGAGTGCCCTAGCAACCTTTGAGACTTCTTGTTCTCTGGTTCCTTTTGATCCGACACTCGCTGTGACAAGCTGTAAGTAGTCAACAAACACAAGCTTAATACCGCAACTGTGTACATATTGTCTAGTTTTTGATAGTAAATAATTCAATGATGTTTGTTTACATTCATCGATATAGATCTTTCGCTCTATTATGTCGCTGGCTGTATTATGAACTCGTTTAAGATCTTCATCTTTAAGTTCACCATTTTGTATCCAACGTATTGGTATTTCAGATTCAAGTGCTACAAGACGCATTATAAGCTGGTTTACTGACATTTCATAACTAAATATAAGTGCAGGTGCATCAGCTACCTTTACTGCATTGTATGCAAGATTTAAGGCAAGGCTAGTTTTACCCATAGATGAAGCTGCACCGATAATTACAAGGTCTGTGCCTTGCCAACCACCAGTAAAATCATCCAAAGATTTATAGCCAGTTGTTACACCAACAATACCATCAGTATTAATTCGTTTTTCTATGTCTTTTAGAAAATCCATCATCTGTATTTTAATATCAGCAACATCAGAATCTTTTACAACTGATATTTTTGTATTCATCTTATTGATATAAGACAATACATCATCAACAGATTCACCGTTTAGATATTTATTCTGTGCTTCCGTAAGCAAAGTATGCATTTGTCTTTTACGACTTTCTTCATGCAATTGTTTTATGCATGATTTTACCGAACTAAATACGCTGTCTTCCGTATATATACTTGACAATTGAAGTTTTTCTTCATGATCACAGCCAAGAGCAGCAGACATTGACACTAAGTCAATATCTTTTTGCTCTGACTGCATAACCAAAAACATCTCGTAGACACGTTTGTGAAACATATTATCAAAAATATTGACACTTAGTTTCTCAGCGTTTTCATAGTATAGTTCAGGATGCATAAGGAGTTTAGATAGCAATGTGCGTTCTAACTCATATTTTATTAATTCATCGTGCATCACATTTTTTTGGGGCGTTAAATTTAATCATAATTTTTTATTTCACTAACATTCATGCTAATTGTTTCACAATCTTCTTTACATTTAGAACATTGATATTCACCAACATCAAGCGTGTATCCTTCATCATCTTCATAGAGCACTTTAGCCCTACAACATTCTGAAGCTAATGCTATTTCCCAATGATTATCTTCAAATATACCAGAAGATCTATTAGCTATAAGATGACCGCCAAAACACATACCTGGTTCATCATATTCTAATGAAAACTCAAGATTAGGATATTTGTCCATAATGTTTTGTATCCAAGCAATAGGTGGTGACCACGCTGTATCAAAACCTACAGAAAAACATTGTGGTTCTGATTCATTTACATGTGAATCACATGCATCCCATTTAGTACCCCAGTTTTCGCAAGACCAGTTATACCAGTCTTCACGATCACCGCAGGGCAAGGTTCCTTCAAAAGAAAATTCTTCTTTTGTAGCTTTTGTTGATTTTTCTACAAATTCTTGTAGTTGTTTTTCGTCACCTGTTACTTCTAGGTGGTTCCAGCACCAATTTGGCATAGTTATTTGTTTTTAATTAATAAGTGTAACAAATTACCTCAAGGTAATTGTCTATTTCTTTTTTATACCTGTAAAAGTATTTTATTGTTTTAAGTTTTTCATTAAATACTATTTTAGTATTAACAACATCATTTATATAATAAATGTGTATGTTTTTTGTACTTGTTTTACTGTAAATCCAATTGTATTTTAATTTTTGTCCGTCAGGATGTGTAATAATACAAAAGTCTTCAAATATTAAGAATGATCTTGATTCTTTATGAATTGGATTCCATATATTTATTTTATTTTCTTTGTAGTCACACTCATAATAGTATAATGAATCTGTATTTATTTCGCAGTTTTCCATTTGCGCTAATGATATTAATGGCAGCATACATAATGCTATTATTATTGATTTCATAATTATTTGTTTTGATTAATAAAAAAGGAAGGGAGTAGTAATAACCGCTACGCGTTAGTTATCATTCCGTGGCCACACGCACCTACTCCCAACCTATTTAATAAAATGGCAGAGAGGTAAGTAACTGCAAATTTCCCACTCAACCCTCATCACTATAAAGTGAGGCAGTTGGATTCACACCATTATA